TAGGTTGGGAATTAGGAGTTGATTTCCCAGAGTGGGGTAATACCGAAATATATGTAAAAACAATATCTAAAGGATACTTGTTAGCAGGTGAAAAACCTAAAGATGCATATTGGAGAGTATCTACTCGAGTTGCACAAAGATTAGGAAAACCACAGATGGCATCAAAATTCTTTGATTACATTTGGAAAGGTTGGTTAAACCTGGCAACACCAGTACTATCAAACACCGGTACTGATAGAGGATTACCTATATCTTGTTTCGGAATAGATGTAGCTGATTCAATCTTTGATATTGGTACTAAGAACTTGGAACTAATGTTACTTGCTAAACATGGTGGTGGTGTTGGTATTGGTATCAACCAAATCAGACCTGCAGGTGCTACTATTAGTGGTAATGGCACAAGTGATGGTGTAGTACCATTTGCTAAAATTTATGATTCTACCATCCTTGCAACCAACCAAGGTTCGGTTCGTAGAGGTGCTGCATCGGTTAACTTAAACATTGAACACAAAGATTTTGAAGAGTGGTTAGAAATCAGAGAACCAAAAGGAGATGTAAATAGACAATCACTTAACTTACACCAATGTGCAGTAGTAGGTGATAAGTTTATGAGAAAACTTCAAGATGGTGATGAAGATGCTCGTAGAAAGTGGGGTAAACTTATTCAGAAAAGAAAAGCAACAGGTGAGCCTTATATCATGTTCAAGGGTAATGTTAACAAACAGAACCCAGAGATGTACAAAAATAATGGTTTAAAAGTACATATGACTAATATCTGTTCTGAGATTACATTGCATACTGATGAATCACATTCTTTCGTATGTTGTCTATCCTCACTCAATGTTGCAAAATACGATGAGTGGAAAGATACAGATTTAGTTTATACTGCAACTTGGTTCTTAGATGGTGTATTAGAAGAATTTATTCAAAAGGCAAAGAACCTAAAAGGATTCGAAAATTCAGTTCGTTCTGCAGAAAAGGGTAGAGCATTAGGATTGGGTGTATTGGGATGGCACACTTACTTACAGAAAAATGGTATTCCATTTGAAGGTATGGCTGCACAATTCGAAACTCGTAAGATTTTCTCTCAATTAAAAATTGAATCAGAAAGAGCTAGTAGAGATATGGCAGTTGAGTTAGGTGAACCTTTATGGTGTAGAGATAGTGGAATGAGAAATACTCATTTACGAGCAATCGCACCAACAGTATCTAACTCTAAATTGAGTGGTGATGTATCCGCTGGTATCGAACCATGGGCTGCAAACGTATTTACTGAACAAACATCTAAAGGAACTTTCATTCGTAAGAATTCTGAGTTAGAAAAAGTTCTAAGAAAAGTTGGCATCAATACCAAAGAAACTTGGGATAAGATTATGGCTGATGGTGGTTCAATTCAAGATTTACAAGAATTGGATGAATTCAGATACTTAAACGGAAAGTTGGTTAAGAAAGATGAAATATCTGAATTGGATTATGAGAAATCATTTAACATTAAAGATGTATTCAAAACTTTTAAAGAAATCAACCAATTGGATTTAGTAAAACAAGCTGGTGTAAGACAACAATACATTGACCAAGGGGTATCACTTAACTTGGCATTCCCATCAACGGCTACCCCAAAGTGGATTAACCAAGTAACGATGGAAGCTTGGAAACAAGGAATAAAGACACTATATTACATGAGAACTGAATCAGTACTTCGTGGAGATATAGCAACAAGAGCAATGGACCCAGATTGTTTATCATGTGATGGGTAATTAATTAACAATAATAGGAGAAAGAAAATGATTCAAGTAAAGAAATTCTACGCTACATGGTGTGGACCGTGTAAAATGTTAACCCCTGTAATGGAAGGAGTTAAAAAGAACCATACTGATATACAATTTGAAGATGTTGATGTTGATGCACAATTTGAAATTGCTGCTAAATACTCAATTCGTTCGGTACCAACTGTTATTGTTGAAAAAGATGGAGTAGAAGTTCAGAGATTCGCTGGTTTGCAGTCAGAAATGGCTTACACTAATGCATTAAACGAATTAAAAACCACATAACATGGCTAGTATAAAAATGGTTACAATAAAGGATGAGAAAGAAAAGGTAATAAAGGGTACCCCAAAGGTATCCTCTTCCTTATCCAAAAAATTAATTCACCCAACTACCGGTGATGAAATGTTCTTCATTGATAAAAATGAAGGAATGAGATTAGGATTGGTGTCTAAAATGAACTTCAAGACAATATGTCCTATTGCACAAAATATGTGTGAGATTACTATAAAGATAGAAAGAGTCTAAAAGATTTGGATTATCCAATCCTTTTTCGTATCTTTGTATTAAATAAAACTTAAAAATCGTCTTATATGAATCGTTACAACGAAATTCAGCTCGAAGAAAACTACAATAAGTTTATCGAGGCACTGAAAAAATCTTTTAATGGAGAAAGATTAGAACAATTACTTCACATGTATTCAATGGATGAATTGGGTCCAAACCTAATGTTATCACCTGCAAGTGGAAATAAAAATTATCACAATGCTTATGAAGGTGGATATATAGACCATGTTATGAATGTGGCTAGGAATTCCTTACGTATGCAAAAACTATATCAAGAAGCTGGTGGTATTATAGATTTTGAACAAGAGGAATTATTATTTGCTGCTTTTCATCATGATTTAGGTAAATTGGGTGATAAAGATAGTATGAACTACATACCAAATGATTCTGATTGGCATATTAAAAATCGAGGTGAGTTTTACAAGAGAAACTCTGATTTATCTTATTTAACTGCTACTGATAGAACATTTTTATTATTAAATAACTATGGTGTGAAGTTTACCGAAAATGAATATTTTGGTATTAAACTTACCGATGGTATGTATGATGAAGATAATGTAAAATATTACAAAGTATTTGATACTTCCAAATATCTTAAAACAAATATCCAATATATTCTACATTGGGCAGACCACATGAGTACTACTATTGAAAGAGATAGAGAATTAAAAGCTCCTTTTTAGTATGTGTGGTATATTAGGAGGTAACCTTATAAAAACCAACGATGATATGAAAAGTGGATTAGTTTCCATGATGCATCGTGGTACGGACGGAAATACTATATTTTCATTTAAAAATGGAATGAAACTTTCCCACAATAGATTATCTATACAGGATTTATCAGAAAATGCAAATCAACCAATGATATCATCGGATGGTAGATATTTTCTTGCATTTAATGGTGAACTGTGGAAATCTACATTTGATAGATTTGATGAAGAACTTCGTTCTAAATACGATTTTAAAACAGAAAAATCAGATTCAGAGCTATTACTTTATTTTCTTATAGACAACTCTACTAATTTAGTATCAGTAATGAACCAATTAGAGGGTATGTTTTCTTTTGCATTTTATGATAAAGTTGAAGATGAACTTACTTTAGGTAGAGATTTCATGGGTAGATTGCCGTTATATTACTATCATAACGGTCAAGAAATTATATTTTCAAGTGAAGTTAAGGGTATTACTCAATCTGTTTCTGATTTAGTGTATTATAATATTGATAAGGGTTCTAAATTTAATTCATCTTACAAAGATAAGGAATTAATAAAAATAGTTCAACCTGGAACAATACTAACTTACAATTCAGTTGGAGGTATAAAAGAATCGAGATGGTTTGATTTTAAACCAAATCCATATAATAATAAATTATCTACAAGTTATTACCCAAGAACACCTGAAGAGTTTGCTGATTTTGAAAAAGAAGAAGATGATAAAGGCTTGGAATACTACACCACAGAGTTTAAGAGACTTCTATGGAAGGCCGTAGAAGATGAAATGATTGCGGATGTTCCTGTATGTACTATATTAAGTGGTGGTATTGATAGTACTATTATTACTTATATTTTATCTAAGATAAATCCAAATATTGAAGCATTTGTTGTTAATGTGTATCCAGAAAAAAGAACAAAGAAAGTTGTTAAAGATGATATATTTTATGCAAAATTAGCAGCAGAGGAATTTGGTATAAAACTACATGAAATAAATGTAGATAGAAAAGATATTGAAGATATATTACCAGAAGCCATTTGGGCATCTGAAACTCATAAGTGGACACAAGTATCACCAGCAGTAGCTCAGTTATTTTTATCTTGGAAGGTTCGAAAAAAGGGATATAAAGTTGTATTTGGTGGTGAAGGTGCAGATGAAATATTCGCATCATATGGTGATGTATTTAGATTCGCCTGGCCTGAACCTATTTGGTATCATCAAAAAAGAGTTAACTTGTTAAACAACTTACACAAGACAAATCTTATTAGAACTAATAAGGCTATGATGTATGGTGGTGAGGTTGAGTTACGAACACCATTCTTGAATAAAAAACTAATAGATTTTGGATTAAGAATACCAACTAAATATAGAGATGATGATGGTGGTCATGGTAAAATAATGAAATATATTCTTAGAAAG